GTAAACCTGTGAGGTCGTGTCAAAGTTCCACCCATCAGGAATCCGATCAATCCGTTCAGGTATGAAGCCAACTCGTAAGAAGCTCATATAATAAGCCTCAAACAACTGCTGCATTCCAGGGGTATAATCGGTTCTGAGCGCAACCATGGCCCTAACCTCACTGCCCACTTCAACAAAGGGGTAATCTGTTGCGTAAAAATCAATATCAGCAAATCTCTGTCTGTCCCACAACTTAGCACTCAAGTGACCAACAGCACGTACAAGTCGTCTTTTACTAACACCACCAATTAACAAATGAATTATGACAGTGGCAAACACACCAATAATAGGTGTTCCCTTATCGCTATGATAATAACTTATCATTTTAGCAAGGGTTAAAGCCTCTGGGTCACCATCACTGCAAATGGTATGCATCTTAGACAACGTACGGCGAATATCACAAGTACTAATAATAGTACCCAACCTCTCAGTCAGGAACCTACCGCAGAAACTGACTTGATCAATGCACTTATAATGATCTAACTTCAACTGAAAACCCAAACAAGGAAGAATATGCAAGTTATAAATAGCTTGGTCAACGTATTTCTTCAAAATACCACCAGCACCATCATCGCCCTCAGAAACAGTCTGCCAAGCATCATCAGGTAACGGCTCAAAGGCAACGAAATTATTAAAATCATTGACCAAGCCATTACCAATCGATGTGTGAGCGTCTCCAGAACAACGTGTACCATCCACCCTATAACACAAGCCAATCTCACTTACCCCAAAGGTGTGCATAGCTAAACGCATAGCAAACCGATAAAGCTGGTGATCATCGCCCATATAAGGTGTACACAAAAATTGGTACTCAACTTGCTCCAAAACAGGTAATGATATACTAACATCATACCTCGCATAATCAGCCTCAAAAAACTCGAGAAACTTGGTCAAAAACACAAGCTTCTCCTCCCTTTCTTTATTATTCAACCCTTTAACCAATCGTGGATGAAATCGTAAGCAATGTTCAATAGCAGAAATATATGGTCCAATAACAGCGAGAAACTCATCCGATCTTGGTGAGATATTACGCGGATCGCCGGCCTTGATGCTGGTCTCTATCTTCAGAAAACATTTGACCAGAGCGTCTCTCTTGGAAAGACCGATGCGTTCGACGCGTTCTTTCGCCTTCGTTAACTGTTCTTGGCGCGCCTTCGGATACCGCGAGACCCAAGTTTCCCACGACATAGGCTTTAAATCCTCTGGGAAGAGGGGTAGGAGGTGCAAGTGGAAGTAAGCCATAGCCTTTAGGGATAACGGACTTATCACTGGCTCTTCCATGGGGATGAGCAACGAAGCGAATCGCCCAGTTGAGTATCGCCCAGTAGTGAATTCGGCCAGTTTCACGCCCCTCAAGGTGTCGCAACAACTCAGTAATGCTTTTGCACAACTGCTCG